AAATCTCTTACAGGTATTATGACAAGGCTAGATCAATGTAAATATAGATTCGGGCTTACCGGAACATTAGATGGAACACAAACCCATCGCTTAATATTAGAAGGTTTATTCGGCGCAGTAAAAAAAGTAGTTTCAACGAAAGAATTAATAGACAAGAAAACTTTAGCTAATCTAAAAATAAAATGTATACTTTTAAAGCACCCTCCAATAAGAAAGAAAATGACATATGTTGAAGAGCTTGAATATATTGTAAGTAATGATAAAAGAAATAACTTTATTATTAATTTATTATTACATTTAGAAGGTAATACTTTATGCTTATTTCAATTAGTAGAAAAGCATGGTCAAATATTATATGATAAAGTAAAGGAGAAAGATAATGTTAACACATTCTTTGTGTATGGCGGAACGGACACAAAAGAAAGAGAAGAAATACGAGAAATTGTTGATAGAGAAAAAAGTTCAATCACCATTGCGAGTTATGGCACTTTTAGCACTGGTATTAATATCCGCAATATTAATAACATCGTGCTCGCAAGTCCGAGTAAATCAAAAATACGAGTCTTGCAATCTATTGGGAGAGGATTGCGTATATCATCAAATAAGGATTCCATTTTAGTGTTTGATATTGCAGATGATATATCATATAAGGAAAGACGCAATTTTACCCTTATGCACTTTTCTGAACGACTAAATATCTACAACAAGGAACAATTCGATTACGAAATTAGTAAGGTAAAATTAAAATGAATACCTCTCCATGTAAAATAGTTAAATTATCAAATGGCGAAGATATCATTTGTACAATTGAAAATAATGAGTCTGGAAAGGAATGTAAGGTTAGTTATCCACTATTAATGCAAATTATCCCTCAACACACACCTAAAGGTTTTGTAGAATCATTACGCCTTAGTAAATGGGTTCAACCATTTACAGATAGTTCATTTTTTGAAATTAAAAGTAATAACATCATTTTGGTGGCTGATGCATCACCAGATTTGTGTAGATATTACGACCACGTTTTAGAAAAAATGGATGAAGATGATGCCCATGAAATTGTTCAACATAATGAATTTGAAGAAGATGATTTTTTGGAAGATGACGGTGAATTATCTACAAAACTAGCTACGAGATCAGATTCTATTCATTAATCAATTCCTTACATAGTCTATTATATCAACATTTTTGGGTATGTCAAGTCTCTTTTAAAAATATTATGTCCCTTGACATTTTATTGTCTATAGTGTATTCTTTAAGTACTATAAAAAATAAGGAGAATACTTTTTGATAAAAAGAAAAAAACCCCATTATGTAGATAATAAAAAGTTTTTACAAGCTATGGTTGATTGGAAATCAACTTGTGAAAAAGCAGATGAGCAATTACCTGTAACTGATTACATTGGAGAATGTTTTCTAAAGATAGCAACACATCTATCTTACCGTCCCAATTTTATTAATTACACATATAGAGATGAGATGATTGCTGATGGTATTGAGAACTGTTTACAATATGTGAGCAATTTTAATGCAGAAAAATCAAAAAATCCCTTTGCATACTTTACTCAAATTATATACTATGCTTTTTTAAGAAGAATTGCAAAAGAAAAGAAACAAACCCACATAAGAAATAAAATGATAGAAAAAGGTCACTATGAAGCTTGGACTACGATGGAAGGTGATGATACATCTTATACTGTAGGTGGTTTTGATCCAAATGTAATGCTTCCTGATGAAGATGTATATAGGCCGAAGAAGAAAATAGTAGAGAAAAGTAAAGGGTTAGAAAATTTTATGAAAGATAAAGATTGAAAATAGCAATTATAACAGATACTCACTTTGGCGCTAGAAATGACAATCATAACTTCAATGATTATTTCTACAAATTTTATGAGAATGTATTTTTCCCCACGTTAAAAGAACGTGGGATTACTACATGTGTTCATATGGGAGATGTAGTTGATAGGCGTAAGTATATAAGCTATCGTATTGCTCATGATTTTCGTAAGAGGTTTATAGGAAAGTTTCAAGAGCTTGGAATTGATTTTCATATTGTAATAGGTAATCACGATACTTATTATAAGAACACTAATAAAGTTAATTCTATGGAGGAACTTGTAGGGACAGATAGATTTAAAATATACGTTGACCCCGAAGTTGTAGAATTTGATGATGTGCCTATACTTTTGGTGCCGTGGATTAATGATAATAATTATGATGAATCTATGAAAGCCTTGGCCAAATCAAAGGCAGATATTTTGATGGGTCATTTAGAAGTAAATGGTTTTATGATGAACGTCGATACAGTAGTTGCTACTGATGGCTGGGATAAAAAATTATTTAAACGATTTGATGTTGTATTCAGTGGACATTTTCATCACAAATCTGATGACGGTCAGATTTTTTATTTAGGAGCTCCTTATGAAATTTATTGGAATGATTTTAACGATCCAAGAGGATTTCATATATTTGATACTGCAACAAGAGAATTAGAACGCATTGTAAATCCCTATACAATATACAAAAAGATTTACTATGATGACATAAAAAATGATTATACCAAGCATGATGTTTCTCAATATAAAGAGCATTATGTTAAAGTTATTGTAGTGAATAAAAAAGATTTGTATAAATTTGACATGTTTGTTGATAGGTTGTTGATGGCTGATGCTTTTGATGTAAAGATTATTGAAGATTTTTCTGAACTGGATGCAAGCAATGTTTCTGACGATATTGTGGAAAACACAGAAGATACGATGACGTTATTAGAGAAGTACATTAATGAACTAGATGTTACTTTGGATAAAAATAGACTCAAGAATACCATGAAAGCCCTGTATAATGAAGCACAGGATTTAGAACTTTGATAATCTTTAAAACAGTTAGGTGGAGGAATTTTCTTTCTACTGGCAATAACTTCATAGAAATTCAATTAGATAGAAACCCAACAACACTTATCATAGGAGAAAATGGAGCAGGGAAGTCTACTGTTCTTGATGCTTTATGTTTTGGATTGTTTGGTAGGCCCTTCCGTAATATCAATAAACCTCAATTATTAAACTCTATCAACAACAGAAATTGTGTTGTGGAGATTGAGTTTCAAATTGGTTCCAAAAAATTAAAGGTAATTCGTGGGATCAAGCCCAATGTTTTTGAGATTTACATTAACGGTAAGATGTATAATCAGGATGCAAATGTAAGAGATTACCAAAAATATCTTGAACAACAGATTTTAAAATTAAATTATCGAAGTTTTTCTCAGGTTGTTATTCTTGGTTCTTCTACGTTTATCCCGTTTATGCAATTAAGAGCTAGACATCGTAGGGAAGTGGTTGAAGAGATTTTGGATATACAGATTTTTTCCTTGATGAATATGCTTCTTAAAATGAAATTAAGAGATATTGCTAATGATATAAAAAATACAGAATATCAATATGAACTAACAAGAGAAAAAATTGCTCTTCATAAAAAATATATTGAAGACATGAAAAAGAACAAGAAGGAATTTATAAATGAAAAATCTTCACTACTAGCAAGTAATGAGGAAGAAATATTCAAGAAGAAGTCAGACATTAAGTCTCATTTGAATAACAATAAAAAACTTTTACTTCAAATTAGTGATAACGATAAAGTAATAAAAACTCACATCAAACTAAAAGACATAAGAAGTACCTTGAGAGAGAAAAAAAAGAACAACGCTGGTATGGTTGAATTTTTTGAAGGTAATGCTGATTGCCCTACTTGTGAACAACATATTGATGAAAATTTCAAAAAGAATATGATTATAAAATATCAGGAAGAGGTAAATAAATTTACAGATGCATTGATTGAACTTAAAGAGATGTTATTAAAATCCAATAAACGACAAGATATTATATCTGAAATTGCAAAGACCATTAGAGGGAATGAAGTATACGTTGCAAAAGAAAATAGTTCTATAACCCAGCTGGAAAAATTCAATTCTACCTTACAATTAGAAATTGATCAATTACAGTCTGGGGAGCTATCAAAACCTGATTATGAAAAATTGAAAAAATTAGAATTAAAAATGGTGGATGTAGAAAAACAAAAGAGAGAGTTAAAAGAGGATCAAACATATTCTGAAGCTGTAAGGAATATGCTACAGGATACAGGTATCAAAACCAAAATCATAAAACAATATCTACCAATTATGAACAAACTTATAAATACTTATCTAACCGCTATGGAGTTTTATGTTAACTTCACTCTTGATGAAAGTTTTAATGAAACTATTAAGTCGAGATATCGTGATGAGTTTACTTATGACTCCTTTAGTGAGGGGGAGAAGATGAGAATTGATCTGGCACTTCTGTTTACATGGCGTGCTATTGCAAAGATGAAGAATAGTACAAACACTAATTTGTTAATGTTGGATGAAATTTTTGATAGTTCTCTTGACAGCACAGGAACAGATGAGTTTTTGAAAATTTTGAATACTCTTGGTGGTGAGAATGTGTTTGTGATTAGCCACAAACAAGATGCTCTTTCTGATAAGTTCAAGAGTACAATTAAATTTGAAAAGACAAAAAACTTTAGTCATGTTGTTTAATGATGATTTCTTAGATAAACGGGGAGGTTTTATAAATGATTAAAAATATAACTAAACTAATTCCACATCTATTAGCTTTTTGTCTTATATCAGTAATCACAAGTTCAAGTATTAAAGCTAACACACAATCTGCAATTGGAATTGCAGCTATGACCGTTAATCTTGTTACAGGCACCGTTGAAACTGAAACTAAAGTTGTTAATGTTAATGATCAAATTTTTAAACAAGAGATAATTGAAACCAATTCCGTTAGCAGTACTCAAATTTTATTTATGGATGAAACCGTTTTGTCAATTGGGCCCGATTCACGATTAATTATGGATGAAATGGTTTATGATCCCAATTCTAATACAGGTAAATTTGTTGTGACCGCTGCGAGGGGATTGTTTACGTTTGTTACTGGTTCGTTAGAATCAGAATCCTATGAGATTAATACCCCTACTGCTACGATTGGAGTAAGAGGCACTAAGTTTGACTTGTTTGTTTCTCGTAAAGGTGCCTCTACTGTTATTTTGAGAAGCGGCGCAGTTGACATGAAAAATATTAGGAGTGGTGCAACAAGACGTATTGCTACAGTTGGTTTAGCTACAAGTATAGTTACACAGAAAAGTGAACCAACACCACCAGCGCCACCATCTTTTGAACTTGAAGAAGTTTTAAAACCTCTTGCAAATCCGGTACTGTTACAGGGATTAACTCCCGAAACAGTCGATTTCGTAAGAGAAGATGTCGAGGAGAAAAGCAATAAAAAAAGAGAAAAGGCACTGAAAAGACAGGAGAAAAGAGAAAAAGCAGCAGAGAAACGTAAGAAGCAAAAAGAGAAAAAGGCAGAGAACCGCAAGAAAAAGAAAGAAAAGAAAGCTGCTAAGCGCAAGAAAAAGAAAGAAAAGAAAGCTGCTAAACGCAAGAAAAAGAAAGAAAAGAAAGCTG